TAATTTTACCATTCTTCTATACTTCAAAAAATGGCTTAAATGCTTGATTTGTTCAGTGGTTCAGTGGCTATAAATCGCTGTAAATCGCTAATATTTAGTAACAAATTAGTAACAAAAAATATTTTATACTTTTAGATTTAAAAAATCAATACCTCTTATCCCCTTTTTACATAATCAAGGCTAATCCAACCAGCTCCAGATTTAAGTTTACCCCAACGTTTCGCACCTTTACCAGGTGCTTCATCAATAATGGTCAAAGACATGGTTTCTGTAATCTTTCCAGTAATTGAGCTGTTAACAGTTGGTTGCTCTCGAATATTGAGAACATGATCCGGGATGGATGCAACGTCTACTTTAACTAAGTATGGTGCAAAAATAGATCTATAATTCAAGTGGAATCCTTCTTGAACTCCTGCAACAATAGCTGCTGCGATTTTCTTTTTGTTCGTCTGGTACCAGGTAACGTCATCCTGATCAGAAATAAAGCATGTTTCAAGGACTGCGTGCGATACTCCCTGTCGCCTGCATGTTTCCTGTACAAGCAAACCGTTTTTCCATTGCCTTTGCGCTACTACAACTCCATCCCATGCTTGGCAGCTTCCTAGTGCATACAAATTAGATAAAATTGCATCTTCTACAGAATGTCCCTTCTCGGATTGATCAATATATGCCATGCTTCCTTTGAGCTGCTTATCTCCAACCGCATCCTGTGTAGCTGATGCATTGAAGTGGATTTCCAGCACGTAGTTGTACTGGCTTACATCGTATGTGCCACCAGCTTTAAAAAAGCTGTAGTGGTTTCTATCTGGGGCAACGTCGCAGGTTACTCCACACTGATCCGCCGCAATCTTTACCAAATCACGCAATTCCCTTGCCAATACTGCTTCCTGGTAGCCGCATCCACAAGCACCAGGATCATAGGAACCATCCACATTTTTACCATGTCCAGCCATAACTAACATACGAAAACCCATATTTACCACCTTTCCAAAATAAAAATGACCCCATTTTTCGCTGATGGAGTCACTACCTAAATAATCGTAACTTTTGTACAAATCCTTCAGTTTTTCCTGATCTGGTTCCCCGTATCCATCAGAATATTTTGTGAAGGACCGGAACTGAAGAATTTTTGCATCTGTAAAACGTCGTTTTCCTTCTTCAAACACGTCTTTTGCTGCCTGAAAGCATTGCTGATCATACTGATCAGAAGGGGTTGTGAATGCCGACTTTAAGCAGCTGTCCAGGTCTTTATAATTTGGAAGTAGATCATGAATGCACTGACCAATGGCTAACAGTGCATCCTGATCTTTACCTGAAAAAACGGATCCTTCAGCGTAAATCACCTTTGCAATTTTAATTAACTCCGCTTGTGTCACTTTCTTCACCTCTCTTTTTCAATACTTCAATCGCACTTGTAATCACAGATGGAATGGGAACCCCCATCAAGCCGGCATTCTCAACAATAGAAATTGTTTCATTGGCCACAAATGCGATTACGACTGCGTCCCGGATGAAGCTAGATCCAATTACCAGATCAAGTCTACATGCTACCAGAACAATTAACAGCGTTACACCTTTTCTGCATAATCCTTTCCAACCAGCCAGGGACTCTAAAGCTCCGTTCTCTGTTTTCTGAGATTTGTGAAAGACTCCAGCCACCAGCAAACCAGTAATATAGTCAATTGCCATGAATGAAATCAGTGTGATTAATGCTGCATCCCAACCACCAAATAATGATGCAATGAAGCTTCCAATTAACCCAATAATACTGCAAATACCTTCTTTCATATTAACTTTCCTTTCTTACACAAAAAACCCTTATATGCGACTTGTGGACCGTCATATAAGGGTTTTCTATACATGTTGATTACTCGGCCAGCTCCGGGCAATCCAGGGCAACTAAAACTTCTCTAACCTTATCCTTGATCTTGTCTGGGACATCTGCAAAGGTCTTAACTCCCTTGATGATAAGTGTTGCATAAATAACTGCCATAAAATACACATCCTTTCTGAATAAAATTTTTATGATTAACTGATAGATCATCAGTTATCACCATTTAAAATTTTCTGAACCGCATCCTTTAATTTGTCCGGTACATCATCAATAGTTTTAATACCTTTACGGATCAGATCTGCATAAATCTTTGCCATATTTCCCACCTCTTTCTTTAGACCATCAGCTCATACACTTCACACAATGCTACCTGGGTATCTGTGATCTGTGCTTCCAGGGATTTGTTTTTCTCACTGATCAGCTTAATATACTCGTCTTTATCGTACTGGATGAGCTTGTACTCATAACCGCTGAATCCCTGATTTTCTTCTGAATCATCTTCTTTGATAGTTTTAATATCTGATGCAACCCACACGCTGAAATCATCAATTTCAACTTCTCTAGGCTGCACACAACCTTTTACCATCCCATGATTCTTCATTTTTTTCCACCTTTCTTGATGTGTGTATTATAGTAACTGTCCGCGTATGGAATCAGCGGATCTATATACTTTTCACGTAGTCGCTGACTATCACAATATTTCAACCAACCTTGATAAGAATTGATTGAGCACCATTCTGAATAGTTCATTTCATGTCCTGATTCAACCTTTGTTTGAATCTTAATCATCTTTCTTTTCAATTCAACTGCTGTAGATTTTCTCAATAAGGTGTATGTTCTAAAAATTCGATATCCTACAAAATCTACACCACGAATAAATGTAGGGAAGATCTGATAATTATCCTTGATTCTAAGGTTCAGGTTAATTCGCAAGTATTCTTCCATAATTGCAAGAATTTTGTGAAGTTCTTCTTTGTTGCTTGCAAATACACAAATATCATCCATGTATCTGTAGTAATGTTTAACATGGATAATTTCTTTCATGTAATGATCAAAATCAGAGAGATAGAAATTTCCATCATATTGTGAAAAGTAATTACCTATCGGAATCCCAACTCCATCAATAAATTCTTCACCATCAATGTTAATGATTTTAATTGGTTTTCCTTGTGAAGCGTAAAACGCAATATTTTCACCTATTGCTGGACAAGTACTGATACTATCAATAATTTCATCAATCAATTCTAAAAGCCAAGGATCTTTATATTTCTTTCGGTATTTTGCCTTTAAAATTTCATGATCGATACTGGGATAAAACTTCTTACAATCAATTTTACAGCAATACATCATTTCTTCTGGCACGGTATCAACTGCATTTCTCAATTTCTTGAAAGCTGCATGGATGCCCTTTTCTGGAATGGCCGAATAGGTGTCATTTGTAAAATACGATAGTAATTGTGGTTCAATTACCTGAAGAATTGCCCACTGCGCAATTCGATCAGGAAAGAACGGAAGCTTGTAAATTTCACGAACTTTCTTTCCTTCTTTACGCATGAATGTTTCATATTTAGAAGTATGATAGTTGTGATTGATCATCATTTCCTGAAGCAATCCTAGATAGTACCAGGGATTCTTTTCAATTTCCTTGACTTCTTTGTACCAGCCTTTACCTTTCTTAGCATTCTTATAAGCTAAGAAAAGATTATCCATTGATACAACTTTTTCAAATAAGTGTCCATAGCGTTTCACAGCGTTACCTTTGTATGCACTAAAGCCGATTCTTCAACCTGCTTTTGCAGTCTACCAAAACAGCTTTTGTTGATTTTTGAATTTTTTGCCCAGTGGCACGGTGAACAGATTGCAGTTCCTAAACGGACATAGCCGAACTATATCCTAAAATTTTAAAGTAAACACCCACCTATCGAACTTAATAGATGGGTATTTTTAGTGCATGTACTGACTGCCTGGAGATATTACGATTCCGATTACTAGACGAATTATTCAGATTCAGATAGAAAGGACTGGTATTCGTGCCATTATTCCAGTTCGTGCTCGATTTAGCTACATGCTAAAAAGATTTTTAACTTTTTTTTGCACAAAATTCCCGTCTTTCTAAGATAATTCGTAAGCTTTTCTATTCACCTAAAGCAAGCTAATTTCTGGTTATCTTATGCAGCTTCATCAAGTTCCTTCTTTCTGGACGGAATATACACCGACCGCCCGGAGAAAGTACGATACCGAATACCAGACGAATTATACAGATGCAGACAGAAAGGACCGGCAGTCGCGCCATAATCCCAGCCCGCGCCCGACTTAGCCACACGCCAATCTGGATTGACATTCTGTACACAATCACCAACAGGAACAGAACTGTTTCCTTTTCCCTCTACACCAACAAACAACCAGTCATAAGCTTCAGCATAGCCAAATGCGCTAATATAAGACCATGTAACATAAGGTACACGAATGCCGGTATCTTCATATGGTGCTTCTCCAGTATCATCCTTGAACCCATGATCTGCAACGTATACCACACCAACCTGACCGTCATCAGCTGCAAAGGTTGACGGATTCTTAATATTAAAACCATCTTCCCATTTCCAGATGTTACCCCAGAGATTTTCTTCTCCACGATAAGACACAACATTAAATCCATCAGTATTAGTAACTGCACCAGAAGCGTTACCAAGATTTACAGTTGCACCGGTTAATTCCGCGTAGTTAATGTTATCTTCTTTCCATGGTTTATTGGTAACACCAGAACCGATATTAGTCTGCATGTTAAAACTTCCGTACTCAATTAGCATTAAAAGCTGTGTACCAGCAAGTGTTGCCGTATACTGCTGTTCCCAGCCATGGCCACGGTTTTGTGCTAATTTTCGTGTATTCCCACGGGTCAAATTCTGGGTCAGACCAGATGCTGGTTTTGCATTTGCAATGCTTGAAAGCATGTCTGCATTGAAGTCTGCAACCTGCGCATCATCAAGAATATATGCAGATGCGGATACATCCCATAAAGATCCTTCATAAGCTGACTTGTAGATGTAATCGTTTTCTTTTCCATTACAAATAAACTGCGGATGAACCTTGAATCCAGCCTTTGGTGTATCAGAAATGTAGTAGCGCATTTTTCTGGTTTTCCATCCCTGATCAGCTGTATCTGATGTACGTTCCAAAATCATCGGAACTACTTTGTAATAAAATTTTGGCTGTTCCACCATGACCTGGACCTTTGTTCCGATTGGATAAGTAGTATCACCTACAGTAGCCGCCTGGGTTAATGTACCAGAAGATGAAAATGCCGGATCTCCCTGATAAGCAACCACAACACCATCATCTGTGAGATTGCAGCGTTTTCTGCCACCCATTGCACGCACCTTATCAAACGACTCACCACCTGCAAGGCCG